TTGAACCTGCTACTGTTAATTTGTCAAGTAAAGCCATAATTTTATATTTTTAATTTGTTGTTTATTATAAATATTAACCCATTCTAGAAGTTGCCAATGCTAATGATCTACCTGCTTTAGCTCCATCAATATAAACATCACCACCTTGTTTAACAGCTGATATTAGTTCTTTTAATAGTGTTACTACTTCATTATTACTGCCACCACCTAAACTAGTACCACCTACTATAATATCATCTTTTCGGAATTTTTGTATGGGTTGACCAGGTCTTGAAATGAAATCAGCTGCAGTACCCCCAGAAGTTGCTTTTGAAATGTCTCTTGCTGCTAAACCTGCATCAATTGCTAATGATGCTGCGGTACCAGCTCCAGGTATTAAACTTGCACCTCCTGATGCTAGTTCTAATGCAGCCCCCGCAAAATCTCCTTTCATTGCTCTTTGCAAACCAAAACCTATACCTGCTAGCAAACCAACTCCTGGTATTTTTTTAAGTATTCCTTTTCCTATAGCTTTAGCACCTAATTTTGCTATACTCTTGGTTCCTGCTTTTTTTACTGCGGTTGCAGATCCTGCTTTAACTGCAGCCTGAGCAGCCGCTCCACTTATTTTTTTACCTGTAGTTTTCATTACAGCTTGGGTTACTTTTTCTGGTTTCTTTTTGAAAAAATTTTTCATAGCATCAAACCCTTTGGATAATGTGCCAGCTTTTTTAGTACTTAAGTAAACTGCCATTGGATTTGTATTAGATCCTAACTTTCCTCCAGTTAATGCTTTTATTCCTAACCCTAAAGCACCTACAACTCCTAAAGATTCAAGAGGATTATTAGCTATTAACTTAAACATATCCCCCATCATCCCCATCATAGATTTAAGTTCTTTGCTTTCAGCTATCTTAGCTACAAAACTAGCAATTTTATCCGCTAAAGGAGCAATACTTACCATTAATGTTTCTTTAGCATTTTCTAACATTCTCATAGAAGCTTCTGATTTTTCTCCTTCTTTAATAGTAGCATCTAGATTTTGTTTCGATAGTTGTTGTAAAGCTTGTTCTCTAGAAAGACCTTTATTTTCAAGTACAGCTAGTGCTTTTTCTGCTTTTTCCCTATCCTTGATCCCTTTGTTAGATAATTCATTCTGGAGTAATCTTGCTTGATTTGCTTTAAACATTTGTTCAACACTCATCCCTAAAGAGTCAGCTAATGCCTCTTGTGCTATAACATTTCCCTTAGTTGAATCTATATTTTCAGCTAAAATTCTATTTATTTCACTAGCTTGAGTACCTACATCACCTGTTAAGGTTGCACGTCTTAACGTTTCTAGGTTTAATTCTTTACCTAAAAGCATTTCGGCTTTCATTTCTTTTTCGATAGAACTTTCAAAATCTAAAGTTGAACGAGCTGAAGATGAAATTTCAGCCATTGTCATACCTAATCTTTTAGCATCAAATGCTGCTTGTGCTAAAGCTTTCGGGTTATTACCAAGATGGAAGGATGTTTGAGCCGAAGCATTTGCTACATCTTCCATTACATCATTTAGATTAATTGATGTATCATTAGATAAATTTAAACCTGTAACTACACCTCCTATTGTATCCCCCACACTATCAAAACTTTCTCCTGATAATGTTGCAGCTTTAAACAATCCTTGGGTAGATTCTTCACTTAAACCTAAAAAATGAGAATATTTTTGGTAAGCTTTAATTTGTTGAGTAGAAAATTGAACAGCAGTTCCTGCTTCTTTGTTCATCCCCACCATAGCTTTTCTAGCTTCTTCAAAATTGAGAAATACATCTCCAGAAGCCATGTTTTTTAGGTTTGTAGATATTTCTTTACTACTTGCCCCCATTCCTAAAAAGGATTTTCCTATATCTGATGTATATTTAGCAAATTTCTGACCTAATGCTAGTAAAGAAGTAAATGTTTTTGTAAGTAACCCAAATAAAGCTACAGGATCAGTTAATGCTTCACCTAACCCACTAAAAATAGATGAGAGTCCTGCTCCTACTACTTTTAATTTTGATCCACTTTTGGCTGCATCTCTTATATTTTTCTTTCCATCTTCAAAAAATTCAGATCCTATTCCTATTTTCCCTAAAGTATTAGACAAACTATTAAACATAGCTCCTGTTATACCTGCGGTTTTAGCTATTTTTTTCTCTTGTTCAATTCTTTCGTTAGCCTGGTTAATAATAATATCTTGAACTTTAGCTTTAGATTTTAGGTTTGCTAGTAATGCATCTTCTTCCTCAGTAAGTTTCTCTCCTACTCTGAGGCTCTTTCTTTTTGCTTCTAATTGGTCTTTTAATCTTTTTAAATTTTCCCCTTCAGCAATTGCTTTCTTTTTAATATTTACTAATTGCTTTTTTTCAAGATCAACAACCCCATTTAAATCATCTTCTAAAGATGAAGCTAAACTTTTTAAGGTTTTAAATGATTTTGTTCCTTGTCTAACAGGATCATTAAATCCTTTATTAAACTCTTCCCCAATATTTTGGATCATTTTAGTTAGATCATTAAAATCTGTGTTTAAATCATTAACTGCAGTTTTTGCTTCACGAAGATATATAGACATTTGTTTTGCCCCTTTAGCTCCGCTTTCAAAAGCTTTAGAATCTAAAGGATCTCTTTTTAACTCTTTATAGAGTTTATTAAGATCTTGTAAGTCTTTTTTAAATTGATTTGGGTCAAATTTAGCCATCAAATAAGTGTTTTGTTATAAATACTAAAAAAAATTACTTTTTTGATTTTTTAGTAATATATGATGGTGGGGTAATTGTATTTTTAATTGGAACTTTTGATTTATCGGGATTTGCAAAATCTATATTACTATTGCCTTTTTTAGGGGCATTTGCTTTAACTTGAGCATCATAGAACTCACTTAATTTCTTAAATGTAAATTTACGAAGCCATATAGGCATGTTATACACAGTATCCCAATCATAACCTCCCTTACCATTAAATACTATTTCGTGGATTTGGGAAAATACATTACCTCTATAAGTAAGTGCCTCAGTCGGCGTCAGGGAAAAAAAAATTCAAAGAAATAGGTACTTCTATTTCTTCAAGTTCATCATACTCATTAGTGATTTTAGTTTTTAACTCTTTATCAGGTTGGAATTTTATAACATGATCCCTTAATGCTTTAGCATCCCTGGCTAATAAATAATTATCAACAAATTCCCGAATTTTTTTACCAGATGTATCTCCTTCTACTGAAGTTATCAAATACTTCATCCTTGTAGTGATTTCAGGAGATGACATTTTGTTAATTTTCTTAATACCTTTAATTTCTTCTTCTATTTGTTTATCTAACCCATCAGTTAATAACCTAAAGGTTATTTTAGTTTTTGAATGTGGTAATTGAAAATCAAATTCATTTTTCCCCTCAGAAAATAATTTTTCATCAATTTTTTTATTTTCTAATAAACTTAAATCAACATCATATTCTTGACCATTATATCTAATTTTATAATCTTTACCATACCCTAAAATACGAGATGCAATTAGAACTGCATTTTTATCACCAATTAATAAATCTTTTAACTTTACATCAGTAATAATTAATGATTGTAATAATTTATCTAATACAATGCCTTTAGCTATATAGTTTTGATTAGTTAATATATCTTCTTCCCTTGCAGTCATATATTTCATTTCAATCTTACCTGATTTTAATGGATGACCTTCGGGGTATAGTAAACCTTTAGATGGTAATTCTACTTCTTCAGTAGGGAATTTTAATTCGCTCATATAAATTTTATTTTATTATAACTTAATTTCGTGTATAAATATCATAAAGAAAAATTCTTTAACCTAAGTTAATTAATAATTCTTTGATTGTTTTTGTTTAATATCGAAGTTTTTATGAATTTTGTCTTCTAGTTTATCAACTCTACTATCAACAAAACGTATAATACCTTCATTTTCTCTACGTTGATTAAATTCAACTTCCTTAAGATCATTTAAAGTTCTGCTTTCTAAATTATTTATATTACTATAAATTTCATTGCAAGTTGACTTTAAATTTTCAATTTGTTTGTTTAATTCTTTAATTTGTTTACTATTCATAAACATAACCACTACTACAACAATAAATGCAATAGTACTTATACCTAAAATAAATGCTAATATTTCCATAATTTTTAAAATTTTAAAATATTAAAGAACTTTCCTTATGATATTAATACTTAAATATACAAAAGGAGCTTGGCATAGCCAAGCTCCTCTTAAAAATATATAATATAATTTGTATTAGAAATTTAATACACAGTAGTCAGGTTGAACTTCTAACGAGATGTTCACTGCTGTGTCGGCATCATCCCAGTTATAATCACCCCAATTAATTGAGGTAATCAAAGCACCTTTAATGATCCATTCTGATATTACATCCCCTACAGGACCTAATACATTAAGAGTTAAATCTTTTTTATAAAAATCAGAATAACCATCTCTACCTGTTACAGATTCATGATGCAACCTTAACCATTCAATAGCTGCTTGAGCTCCTGAAGGTGTGATTGGATCAAATAGTGTCATTGATATAGGGCCCCAAGTAGTTTTACCTTTCACAAAACGTTGAACGTTTATATGATTTAAAGCTACTGTTCCTTGAGCTACATTAACGCCACCTACCCCTTTAATCTCATATGATGGTATACCATCAACATACATTATAAAGCGATTTGTCTGTTTTGGCTCAAATGCTGTGAAAAATATTTCGTTTGGATCTAATACTGCCATTTTATTGTTATTTTCTTATTTTTTATTCAATTATAAATATTCGATTTCTAAACTTTTTATACTGGGAAAGTAGCTCCTGTTGGTAAAATGTTGAAATCTAAGTAAATAAATTCAGCTGTTTTCGTTGGTTGGATATAAATCGCACCTACTAATTGATTTCTGTCAATTACATCTGCTGTGTTATTACTATCATCCATTACTACTTTGAAAGCATACAAACCTTGACGTTGTTGAACACTTTCTAAATATGGATTTACTTGGCTTAAGAATTGATTTCTTGTAGCTGCTGTATTTTGCTCAAATACTAGATTATCTGATATTTGGGAAATAAATCCTTTTAATTCAATTAATAATCTTCTTACATTTACTCTATCTAAAGCACTTGCTTGTGTTTGTAGTGTTTTTTGTCCAAATACTACAACTCCTCTACCTGGAAATGTTGCTATTGGATTTACTTTACCTGTATATAAAGTATCTCGGTTAGCTTGGGTTAGTTTACGTTCTGCTTGTCTTACATTTCCTAAACCACCTCTATTAATACCTGCAGGTGCAAACCATGCTTCTGATGTTCTATCATTATTTGCATAAACACCTGGTATCATTGTTGAAGCTGGAACAAATACTAATTGTCCTGAATCTGGATCTGTAATTTGAACCCATGGCCAGTAACTAGCTACATATGAACTATCTTTTTCAGCAGCAGTTGATGTTGCAAGAGCTATAGTTGAATTATAGTTTACAAGATCCATTACAACAATAGCATCTCCTCTATTTTCAGTGTTTGAAACTAGTGAATTTAATGCTGTTTTCTGTGTAGCACCATTTTCATAAATTAAACCTGGAGCTGTGATTATATTATATCTATAATCATCTTTATTAGCTAATAAATTAAGAGCATCTGTATAATTTGTTCCTAATAATCCTTGTGAATCTGTATCACTAATGTCACTATAATACTTTCCAGTTCCTGTTAAAATATTCCCTGTAGCAGTTCCAAATGTACCACTTTGAGCTAATGGGATTGAGGATGTGAATTCATTTTTTGCTACACCATTATTATCAAAATAATCAGGTGTTTTTTTATCTACTGAACTTACTCTTACAAATCTTGAACCATTTGGATAATTACCT